TGTTTAAGACGTTGTATACCTTAACTGCCCAAGGCTTGTCCTGTGGTGCTGATGTTACAGCAGTTACAAGAGATGCTATAGCTACAGCAGCAGTTACTACGTTAAATATGTCAATCAAGTATCCCATTGTTAAGATCCTAAAGTTGGACGAGTGTCTGGGAAGTCTTCTGTGCTAGGCCAATCGCGTAGTGCCTGACGGTAAGCCAACACTGCTGAAGCATTAGGGTAATCAGAAACTGTAGCGGCTATGTCTGTGCGTTGTAATTCTTCGTCACGCCATCTACGGGCTTTTGTCTCAACTGAAATATTATTTTCTACTACTATTAAAGCCATTATTTAACCCTCGTATAAACAGTTCCGCCTAGCTCTACGCCATTGGCTGATTGGTTTGATGTAATCTCATGAATACCATTCGCTAACCCAAATTTCCCTCCAGAGTCATCGCCAGCGTCAACCATCCAAAAATCAGAACCGTCCCAAGTTAAACCCTGTGGCGAGGTGTATGGCACCGTAGAAAAAGACTCTCCTTGATAAACGCCTGCTGAACTGTATTTGTGTACAGCGTCACTAACCACTCCAGTGACCCAGAAATAAGTTCCGTCCCACGTAATCCCTGTGGGCTGACTGTCTCTAACACTTACTGAAAAAGATACGTTTTGATAAACGCCTGATGAGTTGTATTTAAAAGCTTTGCGATTTTGGTAACCAATAACCCAAAAATGAGTTCCGTCCCAAGTTAAAGCTTTAGCACTTGTTTCTTGGCCACCCACGCTAAATTCTACGTTCTGATAAACGCCGCCTGTACTCCACTTGGTTACCTTGTTTTGACCATCTCCAAGAACCCAAAGGTAGCTCCCGTCCCAAACGATATCCTCAGGGTCGTTGTGTGTGGAGGACACGTCAAAGCTACTTTGTTCCACCCCTGCGGTGTTGTACTCAACCACATTCTTATTACCGTAAGTTCCTCCAACTACCCAAAAAGAAGTGCCGTCCCACGTAATTCCTGTAGGATCAACGGCAGACGCAGCTGTTGAAAAGGTTGAAACCAAAGCCTTAGAAGTAGAGGCATCTGGGTAAACGGATAAATCATCCTCAAAAACACCCGCCTTTAAGTACACCCTGCCGTCAGCCAACGTAACAACATTGGCACTGTTGTTTAATATAACAACTTCATTTACCTGTGATGCGCTACCGCCACCGCCTAAAGTAATAGCCATCTAAAGCTCCTCCCATCCAATTGTTGCATCAACGTAAACCAAAGACGCTCCAGCATCTGCTGCAAGCTCTCCATCGTCTGCCGTTGAATTTATGTTTGAGCCGTTACGAGCTACAGTGACTGTGCTGGTTCCAGCGTTCTTAATGAATACTACATCACCAGCACTAGGACTAGCGGGTAGCGTAATTGTTACTGCACTGCCTGAGTTAACAATGAGTTGGTCTTTACTAACAGCGGTATAGTTTCCTGTCTTGACAACAAAGTCATTATAAGCACCACCAATAGTTGCAAAAGCTAGTGTACCACTACCGTTAGTAGTTAAGCTCTGGCCTGCTGTACCGTCACTTACGTTTAGGCGAGCAATATCTACTGCATTGTCGGCAATCTTAGCTGCTGTTACTGCATCATCAGCAATCTTGGCTTGAGTCACGTTATCATCAACAATAGAAGCAGTCACTACGGCATTAGAGGCTAGTTTAGCAGCCGTTACTGCATCGTCAGCAAGTTTAGCTGTAGTAATTGAACCGTCAGCTACGCCGGTAAAAACACTTGCGTCAACATACGCTTTAACTGACTGCTGTGTAGGCAGCAACGTGGCACTGTTAGATGCCATATTGTCTTCATCAACAAATGCAGTAATGGAAATAGTGCCATCTGAGATAGTCTCAAATGTAGTAGTTCCTGTTAGTGCAGCACCAGCAGCGTCTGCTTTAGTTGCTGATGCAGTTGCAATGTTATTGAACTCTGTGTCAATCTCTGTGCCTTTAACAATCTTAGCAGCATCGCCTGAAGGCAGGCTATCCTTTGCTGCAAAGTTTACTGTCTTTGTATAGTTACTCATTAAATTAATCTACCTAAAAGTGCTTCAGTGTTTAACTCTTGTATTGACAAAGAGCCTCCATCAATTGTTGCTTCAATACCTATTGTAGCTACTTTACCTGAGCCTGTAGCTTTTATACTAGCAATATCAATTACATTAGTTACGCCATATTGAGAAGTAGCTACATTGTATTCAGAAATTCCGTACTCAGCCTGATTACTTTTGGCTATAGTAAATGACTGTGTGCTATAGTCTTCTTTGTAGTCATAAGCCCAGTTGCCAATTACTTGACTCTCTGAACCACCTATGACCGTAAAAGATATTTCCTTTAGCATTTTAATCTTTGAAGGATCACCAAAAGACATAGGGTTTGTAAAATACTTTATTGTGTATGAAGCAGTGTCATCAAGAAATCCATCGTATTGATTGATGCCTTTAGAACTACCCAAGTAAAGTAAGCCATCAGCAGTTCTAGTACCACAAAGTAAAGATACGTCTTTCCATGTAGTGGCTCTATAACTACCGTCCTCTAGCGTACCTCTCATGTCAAACACATAGACTTCTGATGACTGTGGCAGCAACAGCAAGTAAAAAGAATTCTCAGGACTATAGACAGACTTAATGACACTTGTTATTTCTGAGCTTACTGCCGCCATTAAGTTGTCTCTAACATTCTTGGACACATTGCCAATAGGGTTAGACTTCTCTTGTATAACTCTGCCTAAGCTACGCAAACCAGAGTCAGACAGGAAGATCAAGTCTGTACCTATGGCCTGTATACTGTCTCTAGCAATACAGCCAATACCAGTAATAGTGTCTGATAGAGTCATACTAGCAGGCGTTGAAGCACCACTGTATATTAGGATACTACGCTTACCAAAGATAACTAAAAAGTTGTTAAACTCTTGTAGAGCTACAATCTCATCGTATCCTGTAGGCCATACAGTAGTTATGTCCAATGAACCTGATGACCCACCATGCCAATCATCACCGTCCAGTAAGTCAGACCAGTAGACTGTGTAGGAATTGTTTGCTACATCTGCTGCCCAAAGTCTACCAAAGGAAGCTAACACTTCATTGGCTGCTGGTGCAGCGTGTGCACCGTCAACAACTGCTGTAAGAGTAGTGCTGCCTGCAACGCTCATAAGTGCTGCATGTCCACTCTGGAAGAAGTAAACGTCATTGTTAAAGCTGACAATCTTCCAGTTGTTTGCTGTGATAGAGTAACCACCGGGAAGCGTTACTTCAGACAGCGTAGATGTCCCTGTAAATATCTTGTTGTTACCAGCAGAGAATACAGTTTTAGTTCCGTCTCTAGCACAGAACTCAAACACTGCTTCAATACCACTACTAGACCCTAGAGGTGTAGCAGAGCTAGTAATCTTCTTTATGCCTTTACGTGCTGCAATACGACCAAACTTGTCAATAACAGCATTCTCAGCTACAGAGGCAAAGGCTGGGTCTTGAGTTACAGGAGAGTCTTGTGTGTTAAGTCCCTTGAACCCTGGAGCAGCAATATAAATGTTCTGTCTTTGTTGAGCCATTAGGGTACCGTATAGATAAATTCTTCAGGATTCTTGTAGGCATCTAAAGCAATAGCATCAGATAAGTGTCTGTCTGCAATCAGGAAGTAATCCTGTGCTGTAGTACCCCCAGTTTCACCACGCTCTCTAGCTAACAAAGCTACAGCGTTGTGTACAATAGCGTTCTTAGGTAGAACTGTAGTCTCTGTATCACCAGACAATTCAGCTTCCCTAGCAATTAAGTCAAAACGAAGACTAAATACGCCTGATGGCTTAGGGTAAACTTTTACTTTAGTATCCCCATTAGTATTAATACCATTAAACGTATATGAGTCAGGACTGCCAGTTACTTCACCAGAAATATAATAAGCATTGTTAAACCAGTTAGGTGACTCATAGCGCATAAAAAAATTAGAAGTGTCATTAATAGCACTATACACTCTAACACGTTCTCCAGCGTTTGTCAAGGCATAATCTACAGTATCTGCTTCAGTAGTCACTACAATAGTTGTGCGTAGTGTAGACCACTGATGTGCATCTTCTACAGTACGTTTTGCGTCGTTAACAAAGTCACCTACCATCTTGCTGTAAGTGTTCTGTGCTACACTAGTTACTTCATCCTCTCGTAGCCTACGTAGTACCTCGTTGACTATGTTCAAATATGTGGTACTCATATGAATCCTTTAAATAAACCCTGTAATACTGAAGGAGGTTGGTAGCTTCTGTTTTGCTGTAACCTTTCTACTAACTCAGGTGCTTGATATGTTTTCTTAAACTTGTAATCTTCAAAGTCTTGTGGTGTGTATGGTACAACTCCACTTCCTTGGTTTGCTAACAGCCCAGTAAGTAAGCCTATGCCTAGACCAGAGCCTCTACCATCACCATCACCATCACCATCACCATCTCCATCTCCATCTCCATCTCCATCTCCAGAACCATCCCCATCTCCAGAGCCATCACCGGGGCCAGTGCCTGAAGGATCTCCAGTGCCTGTAGGGCCTATAGGATCTCCAGTGCCTGTAGGGCCTGTAGTGCCTGTAGGGCCTGTAGGGCCTCCAGTACCTGTAGGGCCAGTAGGGCCTCCAGTACCTGTAGGGCCAGTAGGGCCTGTAGGGCCCATAGGATCTCCAGTGCCTGTAGGGCCTGTAGGGCCTCCAGTACCTGTAGGGCCAGTAGGGCCTGTAGGGCCTCCAGTACCTGTAGGGCCAGTAGGGCCTCCAGTACCTGTAGGGCCTGTAGGGCCTCCAGTACCTGTAGGGCCTCCAGTACCTGTAGGGCCTCCAGTACCTGTAGGGCCTGTAGGGCCTGAAGGGCCTGTAGGGCTAGTGCTGTTTAACCCAGCTACTCTGGAAGCTTCTGCAGCCGCAGCCGCAGCAGCATCTGCAGCTTCCTTAGCTAATCTAGCAGCCTCTGCAGCCGCTTTAGCATCCGCAGCTTCCTTAGCTAATCTAGCTGCTTCTGCAGCCGCAGCAGCTTCTGAAGCAGCTTTAGCATCCGCAGCTTCCTTAGCTAATCTAGCTGCTTCTGCAGCGGCTTGGGATTCTGCAGCTAATCTAGCTGCTTCTGCAGCATTATTAGCTTCTTGAGCTAATCTAGCTGCTTCTGCAGCCGCAGCAGCTTCTTGAGCTAATCTAGCTGATTCTGCTTCTGCAGCAAGTCTAGCTGCCTCTGCAGCAGCTTGAGCATCAGCAGCAGCTTTAGCATCAGCAGCAGCTTTAGCATCAGCAGCAGCTTTAGCGTCTGCAGCAGCTTTAGCATCAGCAGCAGCTTTAGCATCAGCAGCAGCTTTAGCATCAGCAGCAGCTTTAGCATCAGCAGCAGCTTTAGCATCAGCAGCAGCTTTAGCATCAGCAGCAGCTTTAGCATCAGCAGCAGCTTTAGCATCAGCAGCAGCTTTAGCGTCTGCAGCAGATTTAGCATCTGCAGCAGCTTTAGCGTCTGCAGCAGCTTTAGCATCTGCAGCAGCTTTAGCGTCTGCAGCGGCTTGAGCATCAGCAGCAGCTTGAGCGTCTGCAGCGGCTTGAGCATCTGCAGCGGCTTGAGCGTCTACATTTCCAAATAAGTCAGGATCTACATTTAAATTACTAAAGTTTCCACTTAGTAAAGCATTAGCTATGCTGCTAGGAGAGAATAAGTTTGAAAAAGAACCACCACCGCCTCCACCTCCACTTTGTGACAACATGTCAGAAATATCAGACTGTGTAACAAAAGGATTAGCTATATCTAAAGTAAAATCTGGTACAATTGGCTTAACTACATTAGGATCTACTACATCTGTATAGTCAAAGTCAGGTGTAAAAGTAGGAGGAGTTTGAGGAACGTCTATCCTGTCAACAGGAGTTACTAAGTCTGGATATAAATCAGAATAATCTCCAACAGTATTAAAAACATCTGTATCTTCTGTTAAATCTAAAACACTAGGCTGCTGTATATATTTGTTACTTGTTAACAACCCTTCTGTACCTGAAGGTCTATATACAAGAGAATTACCTAAGCCATATGTTGTAAATTGTTCTGTAGGTAAAGATGTAAGTGCTCTAGAAGATAAGCCAAAATTTGCTAAATTATAGTCTGGATTTAAATTTACTCCCCCTAAATTAACTTGGGGTGCTGTAAGGTTGTATTGAGAATAGTCATTAAGATCAGGAAGTGTAGGGTCGAAACCTGCTACTTGTGTTTGAAACTGTTGGTTGCTCAGATACCTTTCAGGATCTTTTGTTAGGCCGTCTGCTGTTTGACCGTATATACTTGTAGGGTCAGCACTAACGTCTACTACTGTGTCAGAAGCAGCAGTTTGTTTAATCTCTGGCGCTTTGTTTAAGACACCTTGTAAAAAAGAACTTCCGCCAGCTTGGAGTCCAGCCATTAAAGCATCGTCTGAATCTCCTCCCATAGCTGCTGTTGTAAAAGCAGACATGCCTGCGTCTGCTGCAGCAGTTCCTAAAGTGCCTAATCCTAAACTAGCGCCAAACCCACTAGTAGCCCCGCTAATAACTAAAGAATGAAGTGTTTTCATTACATTCTTTAGATCATTATCTTTTACTTCTAGTGTTCTAATCTCACCAAAAGTAAATGGGTCATACAGGTAAATAGAGCCGTCAGCACTTGCTCTAAAAGGATCTACATCATACTGATTGTACAGTGCTTGGATCTCAGGGTTCTGTAGGTACGCTTGCTCAATAGCATCTTCATAGTCTAGCTTATTTATAAACTGCAAACGTGCCATCTCTTCAGCCATTAAAGGCTCAAGACGAGATTGGAACTCTTTGATCTCCCCTAAAGAACTTGACGTATGTGCTGAAAGATTACCTTGGAACTTCCCTAGTTCTCTAGGAGCATAGTCAGGTGTAGTGTATCCGCTAATAGTTGGCTTAGATACTGAGACACTACCGCCTTCTGCATAGTCTGTGTCTACAATACCCTGGCCTGCTAACAGTTCGTTAATGAACTGGTCATAGTAATCCCCTACTGTATCTATGTCAGATACTGTAGTTCCTTTGCGTAATGCGTTGTAGTAGCCAGACAGATTAGCAGTCTGCATGTACTTATTTCCTTGTCTTCTCAAATGAACGCATTGCACCTAAACCTAACATGCCCATAAGTACAGGCATCATAGTCTCTAGTGGCACTAAAGGTATAACAATGTCTATACCCGCTAAAGCCAACACAAAGTTAGAGAATGGAATTGTGATAAAGTTACCAAACATGCCTAGTCCACATGTCCAGCCAATGAAGGGTCGCCAACCAGAAACAAATAAACTAGAGCTTCCTGCCTCTACTTTGTTTACTTCTATTTGACCTTTAGCTAACTCTTGAGCATGACGCTCAGACATGGTAGCAATCTCGTGAGCCAAAGCATTCTTCTGGTCTTTGTCCTCAATAAACTTATCAAGTAACCCTGTTACCGGGCCGACCAAACTAGCTACTATGCTCATACTTAGCTACCTCAATAAAACTAGGGGCCACCGTAGCAGCCCCCAGTTAGATGGTTATTACTTAGGAACAACCAAAGTTACACCTGACTCAGGACGCAGTACGTTGCAGCCGTACAGAGTATCTGAAGTAAACAGGTTAGCCAAGAACTCTTGCTTGTACTGAGTCTGAGAGCGAACGCCCAGTTGTTCAGCCATTACAATTGCATCCTTCTGGATCAGCAAAGCGCCCAGAGAGTCTACAGAAGAAGCAGAGTTATCACCAGCAGCTTCAACAACAGGGCAGTTGGTGCTAACAAATACGTCAATGCCGTACAGTTGACCAATCTGACCATTGGTAACTTGACCGTTGTTTACGAAGTCAGAACTTACGTAACGATCAATACCCATGATGGTGTTGCGAACTGAAGGAGGAATGATGAAGCAACGGTTTTCCATTGGTACATCAGCATCGTCCAGCTTCTGGATCAGACCACGGAAACCAGCGTCAGTGAATACGTCAGCAGGAACAACCGTGTCAGCCGTGTAAGTAGACAAGCCGTTAGTAGCGTCTACAAAGAACGTACCACCGTTGTTCAGGTAAGTCGTAGAAGACGTACCAGCAGAACCCAGGCCAGTAGCCAAGCTGTGCAGGTCGGTATCAACTTGCTTCGCCAAAGCGTAGCCAGCATCTTCCGTGTAGAACTGACGCAGTGAGCTAAGAGCTTGTACGTCCGTAATGTCTTCAATCAAACGTGAGTATTCAAAGTGCTTGT